ACAACCGCTCATTCACACGGGATGTACCCACGCGGAATGGGATGGATTGGATGGTTACTGTGATCCACAGCTTGCCGTCCAGTTGCCCAAGACGCTGGCCACAACGCATGCCCGTCCGAAACGGCGTGTTGTAGACCACGGTCACCAGCGGGTAACCCAGCCAAGCGCAAATGGCGATCAGCGCACCTGGGCTGGCCGGGCTGGAGTCGGAGTACTCCAATGCCGGGCCGCGCAGGCGGGCCAGCAGCAACTTGCGCCGAGTCGCATCATCTTGGTTGAGACCAAAGCAGGCATCCGGCAGGCCGGTGCATTCCTCCCACTCAGCCAGACGGGTGACTGCCTGGTGCGGCTGCCACTGATTGGCGGTCAGCCGAATGAATTCATGCTGCTCATTAAAAGAGCCTGCAACGCCCCTTAAAACACGCATCAAAGTCGCCAACGGGTCGCGCGGCCAGGCAAAGCCTGTGGGCAGCAGTGCGGCGAGGGCTTGCCAAAACTTGTTCATGGTCAGACGAACGTCACTGTGCCCAGCACCAGCAGGCTGTTGTAGGTTCCCACCGTGAACATGCCGCCCTCGGTCAAGGCGGGCGCACTGATGGTGTGGTTGTACTCACCAATCACGCCGCTGATGACTTCCTTGAGGTGGCTGTGCGGAATCGACCCACCAGGAACCGCTTCCCTGAAAAACAAATCCTGCAGCGCCAGAACCACGGCCGCGCGGATCGCGGCGGTGTCAGGCGAGACATTGATCGTCACATTGATGGCCACAGGCGTTGGAATGATCACAAACAGCTCATCCGGTGGACCGCGCTTGGGATCACGGATGTAGTCCACCACCAGCTGCTGCTGGCCGGTGGTCGGCAGGCCCGGTGAGGCATTGCCATCGGCCATGATGATCACGCCCGCCGTGGTGGCACCAGACGGATTGCGCACGCCCCAGGCGCGGGTGATGCCCGCCACCTGCAACGCCCAGCGCGCGTAGTCTGCCGGGCTTCCACCCATCGGCTCATTGGACAGGCGCTGTTGCAGGCGGTATTTGGCCTGTGTGTCAGTCTCTGGGTCTGCGCCACCCGTAATGCCGTTGGGCATGGCCACGGTAAACACCGCGTCAATTCCAGCGATAGCCGACACCAGCGTGAGGCTTGTTCCTCCCGTGAGGTTTCCAGCACCACCAGCCACCAATGCCGTCACTGTCGCGGTAACCGCGCCTCCCACCGCCACGGCCACATCAGCCGCTACAGCGTACTGGCGACCATCGGTGGTTTGCATGATGGTTCCGGCCGTCAAAAGGGTTGCAGCCACACCGGTGCCGGTAACAGAGCCGCTGGCGCTTGACGCCACCTTACGCGCCATCCCATAGGTGGCCAGCCAGCCCTCCAAAAACTCCCCAGTGGACTTGATTGGAATCGCCTGGGGCGCAATGAAGTCGCGCAGGTAACGCAAGACGCTGTGCAACCCCATCCCCAGCACGAATGAAAATGCCTTGGTGTTGCTGCGCGCCAGGTCCTGGTCGGCAGGGCTTAGGCTGCCAAGTGGAGCGCCGATCTGCTGTGCGGCAGATAACGACTGCTGGAGCAGCCGCTCCGAATTGCCACGCAACTCATCAATGGACGGAATCGCTGTTCCCAGTGGTGTGGTGCTCATTGCGCCAGCCTCCGAATGCTGGTTCCCCAGAGCACGTCATAGACCGGACGCACCTGGCCAGGCTTGTAAATGGCAGGACGCACAGCGAGGCGGTCTTGACGTTCCCCCACCCACTGAGCGGTCACATCCACCCGGCTGGCAATGCCATCGCGCACCATCCACTCCAGCGCCTCAGAGGCCGCAAAGCGCGCCCGCTCAAGCACCTCCTGGCTGGCCTTGCCCGCGTAGCAGGTCCACAGCAAAGAACCCCAAGGGTCTGGCCGGGAATCAAAGTCATCGGTGGCGAACTCATCACCCACCCAGCCACGCCGGTCCGTATCGCCCGCTGGCAGCTTGTCGTCTGGGCCTGCGCGCCGGTCGGTGAAAAGAGAAATGATCACGGCCGTCTGCATCGTGTCCTCCAGCTCAACCGAGTAGGTGGCCAGCACATCGGCATACACCACGGGCACGCCGTTGGGCTGGACGAAGTCCTTCCAGGGGTAGCTGACAGCGGGGCCGGGGGTTACCAAGCGCCAATCGAACGGCAAACCAAAGACGCTCGCGGCGTCTGTGGAATTGGGTTGGGGTCGTGTGGCCACATCAAACATGCAGCCAGTGTCTTAAACGCCGGTCAATTGGTCATGGTGAAACACTTCACCGGATCGCGAGGCAACAGCTTAGAAGTTGGCCGTGACACCCGGTCCTGTTTGCACGTTGCCGTGGTTGTGGCCAGCGACTTCCTTGCCGCCCACCTTGAGGCTGGTGGCGGCCGCAACGGTTTGAGAGGTCAGGGATTGGGAAGTCATTGCCGCCGATGCCGCAACGGTGGGCGTATTCAACGCCACGCCCACGCTGGCATTCACGATGAACTGATCGCAGTCCACCTGCACGATGCGCCCGGCTCGCATGCGCACCGTGTGGCCTTCCTTGTGCCAGATCGCAACCTCATAGGCAGGCAGTTGCGGCCGCTCGGCGGTGCGGTCCATGCGCACGATGATGGTGTGGCCCCCAACTTCCAGCTTTAGGCCTTCGCCGTCCACCGGATTGGCCGCAAAGCCGTAGTCCTGGGGGCGCATGGCATCGTCACGCACGTCACCCTCAAACCCTTCCACGCGCCCCTTCTGGAACTTGCCTTCCTTGAGGCCACGCACCCGCACCCATCGCATCAGGTTGGCCAGCATCAGTTCGCCCCTTGCGCACGGTCGCTCGGGCCACGCGGGTGATTGGTGGTGTTGCCCTTGTTACCCCAGTTGCGGCGCTTTACCTTGGATTTAAGTGGGGCTGTGTCATAGGCCTCAATGGGGCGCACCAGCAGCTCGGTCACATCGCCTTCCTTGAGGTCACAGGTTTGCTTCACACCGCAGATCAGCCACTCGGCCCCATCCAGCCCGGCCACATCGTCATAGATGGCCACGCGTTGATTCAAGGGCCAAGGCTCACCCTGGAACGTCCAGCCCTCCACCGTGTAGCGAAACCCATAGGCATGGCCAAGGCGCACGCGCATGGTGTGGTCAGCCTGCGTCTGCAGCTCGGCCTGGGTCGTGTTGCCATCGGCATTGATCACCAGCGGCAGGTAGCGCGTGATCTCCGCGTCCTTGGCGCTGGCCTTGAGGCCCTTGGCGGTGTCAAAGTCCTCCACCGTGTTGCATTGGCCATAAACGAAGTACTGGCTGTGGCGCTGCTCATCGCTGCCTACCGACTCCATGGCAATCACGTTCTGGCCACGCACTATGGAGCCCTTAAACAGGTCCTTCCCCGCCTTGGTCAGCAGCACCCGGCCTGCATCGTCCCGAGTGACCAGAATGCCCCGCAGCCTGGCCGCCCGCGCCACGGCGTCCAGGGCGGTCTCGCCATGCCCGAGCTTGAAGTCTTTCACCGGGTCGCCCAGATCGGCATCTGCCACCAGCTCCAGGCCAAACGGGCCGATGATGTCTTTGATGATCCTGTCCACCTTGACATTGCGCCACTGCCCGCCCTTGTAGATGGCCGAGCAGCTCACCAGGTCGCCCGTGCGATCCCGGCCCATCACCCGCATGCCGCAATCCTTGCCGCGATAGAACGGCTCGGCCGCCAGCACATAACCGGTAATCACCGTGCGGTCGCCAATGCGCACCTCTACCCTGTCCTGGCGTTTGATGGCTGGCGGGCTGCCAGGCACCAGCGTCACAGGAATGGAGAACGTTCCGGCCAAAGCCTCCAGATTGCGGTCCACCTCACTCTGTAACCAACCCTCATAGGCCTGGCCATTGACCACCACTGTGATCTTGGCATCGTCACGCGTGTACTGGGCGGGCATCAGTCGTGCCTCATCACGCGCAGCGGCTTGCCTGGCGGCACCAGCAGCGGATGGGTAATGTGGGGGTTCATGTCCAGAATCTCATCCGCATAGGCCACGGTGCCAAACAGCCTGTAGCTCACCAGCCAGACCGGCATCCAGCCATCAGGCGTGTAGGTGGTCAGGCGAGCCAGATCACGGCTGCGGTCGCGTATGTCGGCCAGCGAAGCACTCAGCATGGCCATCGTGGCGTCATGCCAGGAAGAGGTAGGCAACGTATCACTGGCCGCTTGGGTGGATGCGCGCAGCAGCAAGCGCGTTGCCTGGTCGTTTACCTTGCCACGCAGCGCGAGTGCATCGTCATAACTGGTCAGGTCGGCAGCAGCAATGGCTTGCACCCATCCGGCCAGCGCCAACGATTCCACCAGCTGGTCGCTGGTGTCATTCAGCACAGCCAACTGCCTGCGAGCTGGCGTGTCCAAGCCCAGGCCCGTGGAATTGCCAGTGCCATACATCACCAGACCTGCCCCGACTGCGGGCATCACGGACACTTCAAAGTCTTTTTTACTGACCCTTTTACCCATGTCAAACAGGCCTTCAAAGCTGGCGGCAAAGTCACGCGCAGCGGCCGAACTGATGTCGGTTGGCAGGGCGAACAGATTGGCCACAGCATTGCCCAACAAGCGCGGCTGGCGCACCAGGCTGCTCAGCCCATCCCGCACCGACTGGTAGTTGCCAATAGCGGCACTGGTGAAGTCGCCCATGCCACCAGTGACCTTGGACATATTCGCCCAGATCGCGCTCACCGAGTCTGTGATCCGCGCCACAGCCCGATCGGCCGCCCAGCCTGGCTTGTTGGTCAAATCGAAACCGCTGGCAAACGCGTCCACGCTGGCGGCCTTAGCGGCCGTCGCCTTGTCCTTGGCGGTCTGTGGTGTGTTGGTAATCCCTGTCGGGTAACGCCGAACCTCTGCCCGCACGAACGCCAGGTCAAACCGGGCCATGCCGCCCTCGGCCGTTGGGTTTTCCTTGATCGTGTACTTGCCAGATACAAACACACGCATGGTGCCTGCGGTGGGGTGGATCAACACACCCTCACCAGTCAGCACCTCGCGCAGCCGGTCACGCTGGTCCATGTAATCGTCACCGATCACATAGGCCGAGAACTTGATCTCTTCGGCACCCTCCCCCATACGGAACACCGTGGGCAAGTCCTGGAACGGATACTCCCGCAACACCACGTTGTCGCCAGCCTGGTGTTCAATCCCCTCCACTTGGAAGGCCACACCGCGAAAACTCGCGGGCTGCAATAGGTCAAGCCAAGCGGGCATCAGCGCAAACTCCCCGGATTGGTCGCACCAGGATTGATGCGGATCAGCGATGGCTGCTGCAACACGGTGGGAATGGTGGACACGCCATCATTGGTCACATGCACATCCAGGCGCAACACGCCCTCGCCGATCTTGATGTCGGGCATCGTGAGCAAAGCGTCACCACCACCGCGATCCAAGCGCCGCGGGTCGTCAAATCCGGCACCACGCCAGCCCATGCCCATCACTCGGGCTTTAGGCTTGGCCCAAGCCATGTCAAACAGCGCACCCGATCCATAGTTGCCAGCCAGACCGCCAGCAATGGCCCCAATAATGGTTCCCAAGCCAGGCACAACACTGCCAGCCAAAGCACCTGCGGCCGCACCGCCCAGCAGACCCGTGCCGGTGGTTACGCCTATGCGCGTTAACTCCCTGGCCTTGTCGGCGTTGGGGTCAGCCATCACGGCCGTCCCCTCCAGCAATGCCGCAATGCCTGCTGTGATGCCGCCGTACTTCAGCATCTTGGCCGCCCTAGCAGCCGATGAGATGCCGGAGGCAGTTGCACTAGCCGCAGTCGCACCCCCTGCCACTGCGCCTTCGGCAACGCCTCCAGCAACCGAGCCTGCAGCGGGAGCACCGCGCAGGACTAAAGACTTCCACAATGCACCACCTACACGGCCAGACAGGTATGCACCCGCCGCACCGCCCAGACCCAGCATTGCCGTACCCGCACCGGGATGAGAATCTATGAAATCACCAAAGGGGCCAAAGGCAGTATTGGCACCGTCCATCAGCGGCTTGGCAGCGTTACCTGCCTGGGAGCCGATCTTGGCCATCACGTTCTCAATGGTGCCGCCCAGCGCTTCCAGCTTTGCCGCAAAGGTCTCCATCTTCATATCGATGCGCTGATCAAGGCTCGCCTGCGACGTGATGGTTTTCATGGCCGCGTCGTAGCCCTCCAGACCCTTTTGCACCATGATCTGAGCAGGCCTGCCCGCTTCGGCTCCAAACAGCTTGTCAATGACCTTGGTCTGCTGCAGCGGATTCAGTTTCTTGAGCTGGGCCAGTTGCTCCAGCATGTTGCGGTTCCCCTTGAACTCGCCTGCATCGTCATAGAACTCCATCTTGATGCCATGCTCGCCCATCAGCTCACGCACCTCGCGGGCTTCCTTGCTGTTGCGGTTGGCACGGCCGTCCACCTGAGACAGGCGCTTGAGCATCATGGCGTAGTTGGTGCCGAAGCTGGATGACTCCAACCCCACATTGGCCGCCATGCCCTGGATGGCCAGCGTCTCGCGCATCTTGTCAAAGCCGGTGATACCCATGGTGTTGTAGGTTGCAGAGGCGTACTTTGCTGTTTCCAAGTACTCCTGCGGCTTGATGCCGAAGCCAAAGAAACCACGCTGCACCAGGTCAGCCGCCTTCACCTGTTCGTCTTCTTTTAGCCCGTGGGCCTCGCGCAACTTGGCAATCACCTCGGCCGACTGTGACTGGTTCATGTCCAGCAACGCACCCACATAGCTGCTCGCCCGCAAGCCACCATTGGCAATCACGCTGGATGGCACGCCCTGCGTTTGCAGCGCTCGCGCCGCCATCATGAAATCTTTGGTGGTGCCTGGCAGCTGGTTGCCGAGCTTGGTGGCCTCTTCACTGATTTTTCCAAAATCACGCGACACCTTGCCCTGGGCATCCAGCATGGATATTTTCAAATCCTGCGTGGCTGCCTCCAGGCTGCTGAAAGCCTGAATCGGAGGAGCCATCACTTTCTTGGCTCCGTAGTACCCACCGGCCAGTTCGCCGAACCGTTCTGGAGCCTTGTCGATTCCCTGCGCTACTGCCTGGCGCAAACGCAGCATCTTCTGCTGGGCAGCGTCAGCCGCTTGCCCCAATCGCTGTAGGTAGCCGATCTGACGCTCGGTGCTGGTGTTTTGCCCGATCTTGGTGATCGTGCGTTCCAGCCCCAGTATCTTGTCCGCCGTTTTGCCAACGGCTGCATCCATGCGCTTTTGCGCGTCTTCCACCAACTTGGCTTCGGCCTGGGCCTTGGGGCCTAGGTTGGACACCAAGTCCAGGAAGTACTTCAGGCGCATTTCACTCATGGCTTAGGCTCTCTTCTTCGCCAGCTCAGAGGCGAGCGCCTCGACCTGCCCCTTGGGGCACGTCTCCAGTGAAATCGGCGAGCAGTGCAGGGCCAGACTCAGCGTGACCAGCATTCTGTTCCACACCTGGAGCCTGGCCCATGGGCTGTGGGGATACGGGAGCCACCCCGGCAGGCTGACGGCCTGCGGCAAAGTCCTCAAATTCCTGTAGGGTCAGGGTGCCATACCGCACCTGGGCCGCCAGCGTAATGAAAACGACCCGCTCCTCAATCAACTGCAGATCGTGGGGGCTGAGTTTTCCGAATACATCCAGGTCCAACACTGCCTGGTGCAGCACCTGGCCATCGCACAGGAACTGATCGCAATGCCGCAGGGTCAAGGCATACCGAAAGTCCGAATCGCTCACCAGCAGCTTGGGAGCACCATTCAGGGTAACAACGCGTTCAGCCATACGGGCCGCAACTCGCTCATCTGCAATCGTCGTTTCTCGCAGCTTGACTGTTCGATAGCGCAGCACTCTTCCGCCCGATTCGACCGGAAGGCCATCCGCAAGAGTGAGGGTAAATAGGTCGTCGATGGATGACGACACAGCAGTGGGGGTGCTTTGTGGGTTCATGGCATGCAGTGTCCGGCTGCACGCCTTTGGGGTCATGGTGAAACACTTCACCAATGCAAAAGGGGCTGCACAATCGCAGCCCCTTTCAGCTTCATACGGGGGACGATCCCCCTTCTCGGTGGTTTATTCGGTTAAAGCCACTGCAAGTCAGCGTTCAAGATGAATTGAATATCCACGGTCCCCGCGCCAATGTCACCCATCTCGCCAAAGGTCGCCTTGGGTGCCAGGCACTTGCGGCCGGTAAAACTGTCACGCATGGCCAGCTGCACATTGCTCATGCCCGAATAGGTCTTCGGGTCGTTTGCAGCCGCCCATTGCAGTTTGGCTTTCAGAATGCGGGGCACCCGCGAGCGGTACACAAAGTCATCGCCGCTGGCCGACAACTTGGGATCATTTTTGAAGCCAGCCGCACCCGACAAGGATGCAGAGCTGTCTTCAAACGCAATCGCCAGCCCATCCACGATGATCGTGTCGATATGAAATAGTTGGTTTTCACCTGCCATGTTTTTCTCCTAGTAGTTTCAATCAGACTGGGCTTAGACCTGACCGGCCACCACGTTGCTGGTGATTTCGGTTTGGTAGTGCTGGGTCAGGATGACGGGCTCATCCATGATCTTCAGCTTGCCGTTGGGCGCGTCAATTTCCGCATTCAGCGTGGAGATGTAATACGGCATGTTCTGGCACAGACCGGAATCGCAGAACAGCTTGTACAGACCCACCATGATTTCCTTGGCCAAGTCCACCGTCATGATCTTCTGGCCAGGAATCGGTTGCGTCACATATTGCGCCAGCTTGTAGCCCGCGTTGTTGTATTTGATCTGGAACTCAGTCACCCGGTACCAGCGGTAATAGCTCATGGTCTTGAGCCAGCACATTTCGGCCATGCTGCGGTCGGGAGCACCGCCAGGGCTGGTTTTGTAATTGGTCACCATCCGCAGCAAGCTGCCGGTGTAGTCGGCCGCAATGTTCAATGGCGATCCACCCTTGACCAGCAGGTTGTTGATGCTGTCCACCACAAAGCCATTGCCCTGGGTTGGCCCCTTGTAGCCCACCAGCTTGGCCGTAGGGCCTACCGCCGGGTCAATGGCAGCGCTGCTTTCAATGGCCGCCCCGGCCATGGAAGCTGTCTCCCACGGGTTGGTGATGTCGTTGGTGGTACAGATGGTGTGCACATGCGGACTGTTGCGTGTGTTCAACCAGGTGGTGATCGTGGCTTCAGTGCCGCGCATGCTGGTCACCACCATGGCATCCTGCATGTTGTTCTGCAGCCAGCGTGCGGCCAGCTCCGTTTCAAACAGAACCATATTGGTGCTGTCCGTGAACGGATTCACGATCTCAGTGGCGCGGTACAGGTTCATCGCAACGATCACGGGCGTCACGTCCGGGATAACTGAGCCTGCAGCCATGGCGGGAATAGTCAGTGTTACGCCCAAGGCCAAAGCATCGTCCGGGTAGTAGGTGCTGCGCAGGCTGATGTCATTGCCGCTGGGGCCACCCCAGCGTGCCGTCAGCGTTACGGTGCTGGCCGCCACCGATGCCGTGACCGGCAGCTTGGTCGCCGCGTTGATCGCATTGCCCAGCTTGGTCGCAATGGTTGCAGACGTATCGGCAGTGGTCACTCCGGTGCTGATGCGTTCATCGCCGATGTACATCATCACCTCACCGCCCACGGTGGGTGTACCGGCCACCACCACGGCGCTGGTGGCCTTGACGGCAGAGCCGCCTTCGGCGATGGCAATCACATCAATGGGCAAGCCCAGATCGGCATTGGCCTTGGCATCACGCCACATAGCCAGCAGCATGGAGCCTTCGCCCAGCCGGGCAATGGCATCAGGCTCATTGCTGATCGTCGTCAGGGTGTTGACGGCCAGCGATCCGGCTGCCAGCTTGTGGCCCACCAGGAGCAAGCGCCGGGGCATGCCGCGCATACCGCGAATCGCGCGGGAAAAGTCGATCTTCCCGGCCACAAAGGGCACCAGGAAGTTCAAGCTCATCAAATTGGAAATAGCCATGGTTTACTCCGTTCAGGTAGTTTTCAAAGAGGGGCTGCAGGGGGCTTGAACGCCCTTTAAACGCGCACCAGGTCGCCGTCAGCCAGGCGGCGCAAGGTGGTCACAGTGACCGTCTGCAGCGTGGGTGTGCCGGGCTCAAAGTCCAGACCGGTTTCGTTGTTGATCAGCTCCAGACCGTCAGCGACCTGGACTTGAATCATTTCACCCAGGCGGGGTGGCGCTTGGGTTGCAGTAGCCGCATCGGTGGCAGCGTCAGTGTTTGCTCGTGTCTCAGTCTTGGCCATGGGGGTTCTCCAGTTAAGTGTTGACAGGGAAGGTGATCTTTTCGGTCACCGTTATGGGGGTGGTCCCGGATGCAGTTGCAGCCGGTTCAGTAATACGTGCGGTGTCTTCAATGGCCACGCTCAGCCAGTCAATCAACACAGGCGCGCCGCTAACGCTGGACATCACAGGTTTGACGGCCTGATTCCAATCCACCAGCCAGACCGACTGGCCCAGGCGATCCACCGGCTGGCTGTAAAGGTTCTCGCAAGCAGCGTCGTCTTCAAGCGGACCCACGGTAATAGGCAGGCCGCCCGAGTTGTCAGGCATCCATTGGCGCATCACCAGGCACAACTTCTCTGACAGTGCCATGCCCAGACGCATGCGCTGATCGCGCTTGGCATGCTTTGCCACCACGAAGGCAGCCACGCGCACATTGCGGCTGTACTTGCCGCTTAGGCGGTGGCCATCGCGCAGGGGTTGCCAGCCCAACACCGTGACAAAGATGGCCGGGCAGTTGTAGCTGACCTTCTCCATCTCGGCCGTGTTGAACTCACCCCCATAGGGCTGCACGGTCACCACCTCAGCCTTGGTGAAGGCAGCGCGGATATAAGTTTGCACCTGGTCAAGCAGTGCCGTGCTCATTGCATGGCCTCAATTGCTTCTACCAGGTAGGCACCAATGCGACGCTGCTGGCGCTCGCCCACACCCATCACGGGGCGGGCAGTAATCTTGGTTTTGTGGCCACGACCGGTTTCACCGCCAAAGTGGTGAATGGCTGCATAGACCTTGTTGGAGCCAACAACGACACCACCGCGCGCCAACTGAAAAACGTAGCTGTCATACAGATGGTGGTCCTTGATCAGCGTCTTACCGGCCCGCTTAAGCGCCGCCTTGCTCTGGGGCATGGGCGATCCATCAAACAAACGCTGGCGATCAAAGTTGTCCTGGATGTCGCCGACCAGGTATTCACCAATCTCACGACGCGCAGCAGTCCATTCCCGGCGAGTAGACAGGCGCGCCAGATGCGCCAGCATGGGGCCAGCGCCGGATTTGAATACAAGTGCGGTGCCCGCCATCACCAGCTCCTGGTGGGCGGGAATGCGCCCCAGTTGTAGGCACTTGCCGCCTGGCCTGTTCGAACACGGCCGCGCCCAGGAACTTCGTCACCAGCGCTGGTAACCAATGTCACCTTGCCGGACTGGATGTCCTTGAGCCAGGCACGCCACCGGTCGGCGATATCCACAATGCGCTCGGTCACGTTGTCCGAGTCATCGGCCACACCTTCACGCACCAGGGCGATGCAACATTCTTCCAGCGTGCCCGCGTTGGCATCATTCACCGACAGGGGCAAGGTAACGGCACCACGCAGATAGCCATCCATGAAGTTGCTGACAGTCACCAGCTTGCGCGTGATACGGTCTTTGGCGGCATTGGCTGCAGCTTGCTCAGCTGCGCTGGGTGTTCCAGTCCACGACCCGGCCAGCGCATCACTCAGCAACTGGCTGGTGAGCAACTGCTGCTCATCCGCCAGGAGCTGGGTGGTTTCATCCAGGCCATATTCCTGGATGAAGCGCTGCGGGGTCGCGTAGGCCATGGGCGCTTACTTCTTCTTGGCGGAAGTAGCTGCTGGTTTGGTGCCGCCACCTTCACCGCTGGTGCCCGCGCCGTCAGTGCCATCGCCACTGCCATCAGCAGCAGCAACGGACTCGTCAAGCTTGACAGCGCCCACTTCCAGCAGAGGCTTGGCCTGCGTTTCAGGCAGCTCCAGTTTGTCGCCAGCATCTTGGCCGGGGCCGTATTTCACGCCGTCATGCTCCACCGCCACAAGGGCGATCACAGCAATCAAAACAAGGTTCTTTGCCATATCGAATCTCCGTAAATTGAAAAGGTTGGTTATGGAAAGGGGCGCAGACCGCCCCCTCTACGAATCGACTGGCGGCTTACGCCACCGCGTTTTGGAAGATGTAGCCCAGAGCCGAGGCGCTCACCAGTTCCTTGACAGACTCGGCCACGCGCACTCGCTGCGAGCCACGGATGCCCATCTTGGGTTCTGGAATGTCGCCAGCCACCTTGTCGCCCCACTGGGCGGTGAAGCCCCAGCAAGGCTGTTGAGACATAGCCGCTTCCTTGTCCACATAGAGGAAGGAGGCGTGCTTGCCCCAGACGCGCTGGTTGTTGACGGCCTGGCCCTTTTTGGCGGTATTCACGAAGCCCGCGCCCACCACGACCTTTTGGATTTCCAGCACCTGGGCGAGTTGATCGCGAGTGACTACGCCGCCAGTCTGGGCAGTGCCAAACACGGCTTGCACGATCTTCGGGTGCTGACGCAGCTTGGTAAAGGTTGCCTGGCCGAACACAGCCACGTTGGGGCGGTAGACCGGAATATCCAACGCAGCCAGGATGGCATCCAGCGGGTTGCTGTTGACGAAGTCAGACCACTGGCTGGTGCCGGACAGCGTTGCCTGGTTGCCTGCGGCATAGTTGGCGGTGTTGAAAACCTTGCCCGCCACACGCACCTCGCGGTCCAACTGGATCAGCTTGGTAGTCAGCATGGTGCTCACATCCAGGGGATTCAGAGGGCCACCACGCTGTGGCTTGACCATGGAGTTGAATGCCTCGATTTCATCGTTCGGCACCACATCGTCCAGACCGTAGTCCAGCACTTCGTCATTGACCAGCGTGCCGGTGAAGTCCACCTCGGTCGGAACGCTCTTGCGGCCCACCAGCGTTTGCGGAACGGTGAAGCCCTGTGCCACGTCATAGCTCGACCAGGCGAACTTCTTGGCCGTGGGAATGCGCGGCATCACGTCATCAGCGATCAGTGCCGTGGCCGGGTTGGAATACACCATCGCAATGGCGGTCAACGTCGGATTGATGGGGAAGGCGGTAGTTGCCATGGTTTCTCCTGAAATATGAAAAGAGGCTGGAAAAGGTCTGGTGGAGCCAGCCCACCGGGCTGGCTGTTCGCTTTAGCCCTGGACCGATCCGGGCTCAATGACGAAGCGAATCACGTCACCAGCAGCGGTGGCGGACTCATCGGCGACCCCGATGATTCGGTTGTTCGCACCTGCAGCAGGCGCAGCGGTCACCGCGCGGCCGACAGCGTCCGAGGTAATCAGAGCACCGCGTGTGATTGCGGCACCAGCCTCCACCCAGGCAATACCCACGCGCACCACGTCAACGCGCTCGCCAGTTGCAATGCCTGCGGGCATTTCGTTAACGACACCGATGATGGAATCGGTGGCGGCAGCAGCTACGGCCACGTTACGGTCACCTGTGCCGAACTTGACCAGGCGGTTATTGGAAATGGCAGCGTCAGCGATGAAGTTCACTGCCAGCAATGGATTAGCCATGTGTTTCTCCGAGAGTTAAGGGGTTGTGGATTGGGTCAGGCGGCGCGGGTAGACACGTGCGCCACTGCCTCGGGCAGGGATACGGTCAGCCCCTTATCGGTCTGCTCTTTCATGTACTGGCGTGCGCGGTCTGCAATCTGGCCAGCGTCATTCATGTCCAGGTCAGCGTCCTGGCCGCCACCCGCATTCGACTGGTTGCCCAGCTTGACCACCGGCTTGCGCTTGGCCATGAAGTCGGCAAAGAACTGCGCGGGGGTTTTCTTCACATCCGACTTGTCGGCGGCACTGAAAGAAAACTCGCCTGAAGCGCCTTCAATGGATGCCATGAACTCAGCAAGGCCCTCCACTTCGGCCGGGGTGACCACACCGCCAGCAGTCCAGCCTGCAATCTGCGCACCGATGCGCTCAGACTGGCGCTCACTGCGCAGCCGGGTCAGTTCGGTTTGGCTGGCAGCAAATTCAGTAGCTGCCTTGTCTTCGGCTTCCTTGCGGGCCTTGGCCGCTGCAGCGTCCAACTGCTCCTGGGTAAAGGACATAGAACCTCCTGGGTTGTCATGTTGAGAAAAAGGGTTGAGGCCGTCATCGGTCTCAGCACGGGCAGCCGCCTTGACGCGCTCACCGGCATCCGCAATGGACTGGATGCGCCAGTTGGGCAGCGCGGCATCGGCCGCTTCAATGCCATCCTTGGCGATCATTTGTTCGCGCAGGCCCCGCAGCAGCTCGGCCGTATCGCTCAGCGCATAACCAACATCCCAGTCCTCGGCATCGAATTCATAGGCATCCACCTCGGCGCTGTAGTCCAGCGGGGCCAGGCCATCAATCGCGGGCGGCGCGGCACCGAGCCAGCCCACATGGCGCAAACGCCAGCCAGCGTCTTTGTCCTGGAACACAGACACCGAGCGGTTGCGGTAAGCACCGCTGTCCACACTGGCGGCAAAGGCCGGGTTCACGTCTTCAAACTTGACGAATAGGGATGCGCCTTCGCGCTTGGCACCTTCGGGCTTTACCCAGCCATAGGCCGGATCGTTGTGCTTGGGGTGACCCAGCACAGCGGGGGCAGCGCCCAGTGCCAGGTTGCTCACCATCTGATCCAGGTCGGCTTCGGTGAAGGTGCAGCCACGGCCCTTGCTGTCGGTATGCGTTCCAGCGCGGAACACTTCGATCCAGTCGGATAGGCCCTTGAATTGGTGTGCCGATAGGCTTGCTTGTGTCATGCCCCGCACTTTGCCGGGCAGGGTCAACTACGTCATGGTGAAACGCTTCACCAAATCAGGAATAGGGAGCTTTGGGAAACAGGCCCTTGGCGGGCTTTGAAGCGCTGCGGGCTCCCGATGTACCGAGCCGCCCCCTTCAAGCGGTTTTAAACGGGTTTGTGCCGCTTTTAAACGGGGTTCAAGCCATCAGGCCCGGCGCGAACCGAGGCCAAAGGGGTCGTTTGCCTGACCAGCGTGATTTACCGGGTCCGAATCTGGCTCTGCAAACATGTCAATGGTAAACGTATCTGCCCCGTTTGCGTCACCCCCCAGGATGTTGATCACATGCCTGCGGCTGTAGCCCGTGGCCTCTGCCGTCTCATCCACGGTCAGACCCTGCTCACGGCACTGGCGTACCTGGTCGTGGCGCAGTTCGCGCAAATAGGCATCGCCCTTGGGCAGGTCAATCGTCTCGCCGCCGTACTCATCCACCAGGCGTTCAAAGGCTACAGCACCCAAGGCCATGCGCAGTGGGTGGTCTTCACGGGCTTTCTTGGGCACCGACACGCGCGCACCACCATGCAGGCCGATCAGGCGCAGGGCATCGGTATCGCCCAACACGCGCGCCAGCTCGCGCAAGCCCTCGGGCAGCGCCTCCGGTTTGATGGTCAGGATGGGGGCGGCGGATTTCACAGCGTATTTGCCTCCACCCGCTCGCCCCATGCCTTCATCTCTTCGATGAGCTTGTTCAATTGCATGGGATCGGCAAACCGAAGCGCATCAAATGGGCCGATCTTGCCGTTGGATGCCTGGCGCTTGGCCCATGCCTCCACGGCCTGCAGGCATGCTGCCGGACTCTCAGGGCGATCTACTGCACCCACTTCGGCCAAGGCCCACCACATGGCCTTGAGTTTGCGCACCTGGGGTCGCTCTTCACGCAGGGCTCCCGCGCTCATGGGCTTGGCCGCACGGCCTGGCTTCTGTACGCCCATGCGTTGAGCCAGCTTGTCCATGTGCGTGCGCACTACCACCTGCTCGGCTGTGGTCATATCCTTGCAGCTCGACTTGCCCACCAGGTTGACCAGGAGCGCGCGGTAGTCGTCTTCCTGCAGCTTGAGCAGGCTTTTGAGGACGTGGATGGCGGCGGTGTGGTTCATCGGGCGTTCTTCCACTCGCCTTTGACCAGGTGCATCAAGGCTTCGTTCAATCCGTCGCGGGTGGCAATGCGGAACTTCAACGATGGGTCAATCTGCTGCAGGGCCTCCGCAGCGTCCGTAACCTTGTCTGCGGCGGCCACGTTGGCTGCATCAAAGTTGCACACGTTTTTCCAGGCCCCGGTGTTATTGACCTGGAGCTGCACGGGCTTTGTGTCAGCCATGGCGCACGCCCCGAGATATCTCTGACTTGATACGCGCGATCACTGCGGGATGTGCGTACAGGCAGCCTCGGCCAATACGGGCATAAGGCGCAGGCTCAATCACCTCGACACGGATCAGCCAGCGGTTCATGTAGCCGCCGGGCATGCGCCGCACCACCTTGACCACCATGCTGGGGTCTTCGTGGAGGGAGAGGCCTCCGAATGGGTTATATCCGTTCAACATCTTGTCTTTTCACTTTGTTCAAACCCCCATCGACTGAGGTTTGAAAAAAGCCCCCGACCGAAGCCGAGGGTAAAAATCAATGGCGGCCCGCACCGCTCAATTGATCAGGGAGAATTTCGATTCAGTGGATGGCAGCGAACTCGGCCCACAGTTGCTTTGCAACAGCAACCCAGCCAGCCTTCCATTCGGGTTCCAGCTGTACCCAGTTGGGTTTCGGATGCAGCTTGTCAAATGCACCGTTGTTCGCCATCTCCTTCACGTGCGCTTCAAAGGCGGCTTGTGCAAGCTGGTCAAAGGTCTTCAAGCTGCCACCTCTGTATCCACTTCAAACGGGACAATTACAAAGTCCTCCACGCCGGTGACGATGGACACGCCAGGCACGCCCTTGGCCTTTTCGGGCTCATTGAGCATGGCTTCTTTGTTGATCTCTTCCTTGGAACGAATGAAGGCATTCATGCCCATGTTCTTGAGCCAGGCGATCACGGCATCCACGCCAGTGACCTTCACGCTTGGAGGGCGCTGACGCCACTGCACCTCGCCGGTGACCAGGTTGGCCGTCTTGCCTTTGCCGCACAGTTCTTCGCGGTTGGCTTCGCAGTAGATTTGCACGCCTTTTTGCAGGCCAGCAATCTGCTCCTGCAGGTCTTTCAGCGTAGGGGCGGCATCGTCGGTGAGCTTGGCCACCTTGTCGTTGAGGTCAGCGCTCACGCGGCCGTGCTCACGGGACAGG